TATCTTTGTAAGTTAATTACTCCTCCCAATGGAACTATCCTTGATCCTTTTATGGGTTCTGGAACTACTGGAATTGCAGCATTACAAAATGGTTTTGGTTTTATTGGTATTGAACAGAATGAAGAATACTTTAATATAGCAATTGAACGAATTAAGAAAGCAATAAATAAAGAATGTTAAATACTGGAAATATATTAGGAAAACATAGAACCTCATTAGAAGATCGTGGTGATGATTTATATGAAACTTCACCTGTTGCTGTAGAAGCATTAATAAAAAATGTTGATCTGCCACAACGAATATGGGAACCTGCATGTGGAAAGAGTTGTAATATTGTTAATACTTTAAGAGATGTTGGACATACTGTTATTCCAACAGACTTGATTGATTATAAGTGGAAACCAGAAATGTTTGCAACAGGTAATATTGATTTTCTTAAGACAAAAGAAAATATTAAAACACAGGCAATCGTAACAAATCCACCTTTTAAATTTGCACATGAATTTGTAAGACATGCCAGAGAAATATCTTCTTTGACTATTATGCTCTTACGCCTTGCTTTTATAGAAAGTGTGAGAAGAAATGATATTCTCGATTCAGGCGATTTAAGAGAAGTCTTAGTATTTCGTAATAGATTACCAATGATGCATCTTAATGGTTATGAAGGAAAAACATCTTCTTCAGCCATGGCATTTGCATGGTTTGTATGGGATCGTTCTTATTCAGGATATCCTTCATTAAAACGTATTTCTTGGGAAAAAACAGAGTGACAATAACATTAAATTCTCCATTTGATTTTGTTAATAATATCACATTATCCAAAGAAGAAATAAGTGTTGAAGCATTTGAGGAAGGAAAGAAAAATTATATTCCATTCATTATAAATCGTTCATTATCTTATCATTTTAATTGTATATTTTTTGCTAATGAACTTAATATTAATTCGCACCTTGAACCAAAACTTCAGTATGATTTTTATCTTAGGACAATTAAAAAAGGTAAAAGATATGCAAAATGGTGCAAACAAACTAATATAGAAGAATTAAAGACTATAAGTCAAAAGTATAAATGTAACTTACGAAGAGCAAAAGAAATTTTTCATATTCTACAGTGTAGAAAAAGATAAATATTATGATATATTTGTTATTAGACACATAATTAGAAAGAAGTGAAAAATGAATAATTCAATCGTAGATTCTTTTGTAGAAGTTTCATTAACAACAGAAGAAGATTTTTTAAAAATTAAGGAAACCCTTACAAGAATTGGTATAGCATCTCGTAAAGAAAACAAACTTTATCAATCGTGTCATATTCTCCATAAACAAGGAAAGTTTTATATTGTTTCTTTTAAAGAAATGTTTATACTGGATGGTAAAGTTTCAAATTTTACAGAAGAAGATAAAGCAAGACGAAATAAGATAATTTCTCTTTTAAAAGATTGGAATTTGTTAACAATAAAAGATGAATCAAATCTAAAAAAGATTGCTTCACCAGTAGCTTCATTAAATACAATTAAAATTCTTTCATATGAAGAAAAAAATAAATGGCAGCTTGAAGCAAAGTATTCTATTGGGACAAAAATACATAAATACTAAATACTCCTATGAATAATAATTTTATAGGAGTATAATTATTGCAAAAGTATGGATTTGTTTATATTTGGCGAGACCGAAAGCATAGTAGATATTATATAGGATGTCATTGGGGCACTGAAGATGATGGTTATATTTGTTCTTCTCCTTGGATGAAAAGAGCATATAAATTACGATCTCAAGATTTCATAAGAAAAATATTAGCAAGAATCTATACCAATAAGAAAGATTTATTGAACGAAGAATATAGATACCTTAAAATGATTAAAAAAGAAGAACTGAGAAAAAAATATTATAATATGCACAATTATAATTTAAATAATTGGTATATATATGAAGATAAATCTCTAATAGTTATTAATAAAATTAAAATTAAAACTAAAGAAGCAATGATAAGACCTGAAGTAAGAGAAAAATATTTAAATGGAATTAAATTAAGAGAACAAGATAAGAAATATAATGATTTTTCAAGTCATGTTAGATGTTATAAACAAAGTTTGGCGAGAAAAGGTAGACCACATTCAGAAGAACATAAAGCGGCATTAAGAAAGCCAAAATCACCAAGAAGTGAAGAACATACAATAAATCTTAGTAATGCTATTAAAGGTTTAACATATAAAATTAAAAAAACTAAATGTATAAAATGTGGTTTTAAAAGTAATATTAGTCATATCACAAGATACCATAATGAAAATTGTAAATTATATGAAATAAATTGGAAAGATATTAAAAATGATTATTTCATTGAAAATTATTCTTTTCGTGCATTAGAACGTAAATATAATGTTAACAGAATGTTAATTGCTAATAAGTTAAGGAATGGTAAATGAAAATTAGAGTTGAGTTGAATGAAAAAGAACTTAGAGAACTCATTATAAATTATTTAGAAGAAAATATTGGAACTACGTTCGATGAGAGGAAGATTAACATAGAAGTCAAGTCTTCTCAAAATTATAAATCGGAATGGGAACAAGCAGATTTTCGTGCGATATATGAAAGTTGGGAATAAATATTGTGATGAATTTATTATTTTGGAAAACCCCTAAACAATTACCATTACCAGAATTTGAATTGGGACAGAGGTTAAATGAAATAAAAAGAATTCTTTTTCCTCCATTAGAATTACATGATTTCATTGAAAAGGATGGAACTTTACATAAATATCATGTTGATTATTGTGCAGATTCTAACTTAGAAGCAGTATTAAATGATTTACAAGATGATATTAGTGATCCAATGTCACAAGATACTTTAAATTCTGTAATTAAAAGACTTCTTTTATTACGAAAAATTTTATCCATAGAGGTTGATATAGATAAAGAAGCAGAGTATATAGAAGTTAGAAATTTAGATTTAGAACGGAATATTGAGAACATTCGTTGACATATTTCGAAAAAAATGTAGATTGGGCTAATCACGGACTTGTAGCTCAATGGTCGAGCTGACGGCTCATAACCGCCCGATGTAGGTTCGATTCCTAACTGGTCCACCATAAATTATATATTCCGAAGTGCCAGACTGGTAATGGGACATACTGTTAATATGTATTATGTAGGTTCAAATCCTACCTTCGGAGCCAACTTTTTTAATAGTTTTCTTTAAGAAAGATAATGAAAATGTTTGACAGACTCAAAAAATTCTTATATAAGGATAATAATAGTTTGAAAGGGGAGACCTTAAACATGAATGAAGAAACAGGAACTACTGAAGATGTTCCTACGCTGGAAACTCCAGGAACTACATTTAGATTAACAGAATTAAAGATAAAAATTGATTCTCTTGCAAGAGAATCATGGTTCATTCGATTACAGGAAAATAAACTAGGTAATAAATACCATAAATCTCAAAGTAAAATTATATCTAAATATCTTGAACCAGATAAAACTTTCGTTGATGAAAGCCTTCCAACTTTAGAAGATCTTCAAAGATCTTCTGGGTTAATAGGTGAAGAAAGTAAAATTGCTTATAATAATCTTCGGATGAGAAAGAGATATCAAAAAGCAAAAGATATAGCAAAAGAAAAACATCCTGAGATTTTTGCGGAACCAAAACTTGAGAAATATATTTCTGATCGATATACACTTCATGATCATCGTGTAGGTCTATTAGGTGTAAGTTCAGAAATAAGAATAAATCTTCTTGCATATGGATTTATGCGTGGAAGACGTTATTCACAAATAGAAACAGATCCGCGTTGGAAACATAAGCCATATGATAGACCTCAACCAAATTGGAATAAAGTTGCTGAAATTATTCAGCGATATACAAATATTCCTGGTAAACGTGCGGAGATTACAAGAAAACTTTCTGATGAAATTATGAGATGGAAAGGCAATTAAAACAGAAAACATATAGTTCCCTGGAGGTATAGGGGTACTTGTTCAGGGAATAGAGTCATCTATCCCTATACCACTAACAGACTGATATGAGCCCTTATGATTCGGTTATCATTTAAAACTGTCAACTTGAAATAGTTATGGAGGTTCAAATCCTTCTCTCTCCGCAATTCTATATGGAGAGATGGCGAAATTGGAAGACGCAACAGAGTATAACGAACAAATAGAATGTGTTCATATCGAGAAAAAGGAGAAAGAACGATGATTAAATTTGATGAAGGTTGTCACGGTTAACTTCCTATAAGGAGAAAGTATGCTTATACCTGGAGAAGGTGGTGGAAGTTATGGTTTAAGTTTTATGCGGGGATGACGAACGGATAAGTCACTGGTCTCATAAGCCGGGTTTAGAGGGTTCGACTCCCTCCCTCCGCAACCAACTTAAAGAAATGGGGAAAGTAATATGGAAAAGAAACCTACACATAAACATTTGAAAACTGGTAATTTATATACATTAATTGGTTATGGAAAACATTCTGAAACTTTACAAGAAGTAGCTATTTATCAAGATCTTGATAATCAGTTATGGGTAAGACCTAAAGAAATGTTTAATGATGGACGTTTTAAACTTCTTAAAGACGAATAAAATAAATGGGGAATGGGACTGCTTGGGGTGGTCGTCTCTCTTGCACAGAGAAGAACAGTAGGGTTCAAATCCCTAATTCTCCACCAAAATATAAATGTTATAATTTAACTCTACTAAACAAAGGTGAATAATGACATTAAATATTTCGGACAAAACAGTATTCTGGGGTGCTGTATCTTCTAATTATTTTTGGGGAAAAAGAAGTGGTATGTTAATGAAAGATACTAACTTTCCTGGTCATATATGCAATGCCTTTAAAGTTAAAAGAGGTTCACATACTACAAAGAGTAATTCTGGACCTACAGGAATAAAAGCACGTAGAATATCAAAGAATTATAAATCTAAACGCTGAGCAATAATGCGCTTATAGCTCAACTGGATAGGGCATTTGATTACGAATCAAAAGGTTACAGGTTCGAGTCCTGTTAAGCGCGCCAAACTCATGGTCCTATAGTTTAACGGCTAGAACGCTTGTCTGTCTAACAAGGGGTAGCAGTTCGATTCTGCTTAGGATCGTTGAGATTTAAAAAATGCAAAGAAAAAAAGAAAAGAAACTTTTAAGAAAATAGGTCATCAACAAGGTAAAAAAAATTCATGTTATGGAACTTTTTGGATTACTAATGGAATTACTAATATGAAGTGGAAACCATCTTTGGGAAATATACCAGATGGATATCAAAAGGGTAGAATAGGAAAAGTGAAAAATGTTCTATTTCAAATTTAATATTAATACACCATGGAAAGATAAATGGTATTCCATCTGGGCAAAAGATTTTGGGCATTTATCAAAAAATAAATGTTTTGAAATGCAATTCATGAAAGATTATTATATTATTGGAATAGAATTAGATTTTGAACACATATTTAAAAGAAGTGACCATGCTGGTCCCAGAATAGATATTTCTTTGTTGGGATATACACTTTCAGCACAAATTTATGATAGACGACATTGGGATCATGATAATAATTGTTGGGAAGTATATCCTGAAAGGAATAAAAAGTTTAATGTCACATGAGTTGTTAGAAGCATTAAGTAATATATCAGATGAATTATGGCCATCATTGGTTTGAAGAACCACGTGTTAGTGGTTCGAATCCACTTTCTAGCACCATCTTTTATATAGACCTGTAATTTAATGGTAAAATGATTGTTTTACACACAATATTCAGTGGTTCGATTCCTCTCAGGTCTACCAGTCTTTTTTCGTTTGCATTTCCTTCTGTTCTATGATATCAGACATTAATCTGTCATTTTTTTTAAAAGGGAAAGACCTATGGCTGACATTATTGGGTTTCTCAGAGAAAAGTATGGAAATTATTGGGGAATAAGATTTTCTTCATTAGAAAAATTTAAAATGTGGTTTGATGATCCATTTGGTGGTTATATTGTTGAAAATGTTTGGAATATAGAAGAATATCCAAACATCACTCTTGTTCAAATAAGTGATGTTTGGAATGTAATGTGGACTGAAATAATTCTTATTGAAGGCGTTTACAAAAGAGAAGAATTTAAATAATGGACCTGTAGCACAATGGTTCGTGCAAGCGGCTGATAACCGCTAGATGTAGGTTCGATTCCTAACTGGTCCACCAATGTCTAAAGAAAAAGAATTAAAAGCATCTCATACCAAACACTGTAAGGGGTGTGTTTATTATCATTCTGCAGGAAGATCTGCAAATCATTCCTTAGCTAAATATAATAATTGGTGTTGTAATCTTGGAAAATCATGTAAGGATGCGATAGGAGAATGTAAATTAAAAAATCTTCACGATTCTGTTCCATGGTATGAAAAGAAAGAGATATTATAATTATGAAATGGAAATTATTTCTTGACGATGAACGATATCCGGTAGATAATACATGGGTTATTGCAAGAAATGTTGATGATGCTATTTGGTATATAACTAACTATGGAATGCCATCTTTTATTTCATTTGATCATGATCTAGGCCCATTTAAACAATCTGGAATGGATCTTGCAAAATGGTTAGTTGGATATATAATGGATAATGATGTAAATATTGATAATTTTGAGTTTTATGTACATTCTCAAAATCCAGTAGGAGCTGAGAATATTAGATCTTTGTTGAATAAGTTAAAAGAACATTATTAAAAGCCCGTGTAGTCAAATTGGTAAAGACGTTAGATTTAGGATCTAAAATCTGAGGATTCGAGTTCTTCCACGGGCACCAAAAAAACTAAATAAGAATATACCAGTATGGTGAAACGGAATCACGTCTCCCTCCAAATGAGAAATTGTGGGTTCAATTCCTACTTCTGGTGCTCTTTAATGTATTGGTTTATAATTAATATTTCCGTTAGCTTTTTGATAAACGATGTTTTTTGAACAATATGTATCTTGTTGTGTATGGCAATTCGGACAAAGAAATCTTAAGTTTTCTAATCTATGATCACTTTATACAGGTTCAATCTTTGTTATTGACATTTTTATAAAAAAGTTATAGATTATTTAAATAATCTAGGAGTGGGAGAACGGTTCTCCGCCAGTTTTGGGTACTGGACATCATGCAGGTTCGAATCCTGTCTCCTAGACCACATTATTTTTCCACAAAAATATTCAAAACTTCCTTCACATAATCATTTCTGTTTTTCTTAAATATAGTTGCAGTTAACTCATCATCAACTGCCATAATAATTACAATTTGTTTGATAGGGATGTTATACATTCTTTCAAACATCAATGAATAACATGTTGTTTGAAGAAAGTATGAATAAATATCTTCTTCTTTCTTTTTTCTGTTTGATGTTTTAAAATCAATTACAGAAATAATACCATCAAATTCAGCCACCACATCAACCCTTCCAGCCGTTTTTAATGCTGTGGAGTATAGGGGTGCTTCTATGGCGTAAACAGTGCCCACACGGCCTTCTAAAGCCTTCCTGATGGCCTCAAATGGCATGACATAGTGTGGCATCGTTCCTTTGATATAATTTTTTTCATTTAAAAGATATCGTTCTGCTAGACCATGAACAGCACTTCCGCGTCTTGCTGCCTTGGCTGTGATTTGGTCAGCTTTTATATCACCAACACGAGAACGCCATTCTTCTAGCCAAGAGTGATCAAGTTTTTCTCCTAAAATTGTGGTGACAGACTTGAATCTGTCACCTTTTGGAGTAATATAATATCTACCATTTTCTGTTGTTTCACATTCAAGATGAATATATTCTACTAATGAATGTGAGAATATTTTTCTCTTTACCAATTGGAATCTATATTACATTCATGACCGCAAAAACATTTTACTTTTATAAAATTACCGATATAAGAAGGAGAAAAGCAAAAAGTAAATCTGTCCCCAACGGGAGGAATAAATTTATTTGCATAAGGACATGTTTTATCGTGTTCTTTTTTCCATTCATCAATCTGTTCAATTTCAAAAGCTACTAAACTAAAAGTTTGTTTTACCTCAAAATCTTCTTTTGTAGGTTGTTTTTTACAATACATTGTTGTTGTATTACTATTCATTTCCATTATACATATCCTAACTTTTCTGATGCAATAATAAATTCTTTTACAAGTTTACTTCTTATAATATCATTATGTCCATATTTGATAATCTTAAATTGAGAAACTTGTTCAATAATTTCAATAAACTTTAAGATATCTTCTTTCTTATTATCTTTCTTAAATGTTTGTTTAAGATCACTTTGTTTATAATCACCACAAAAAATTACCTTAGAATTCTTACCAATTCTCGTTATTATGGCATATAACTCATTAAGTTCAAGATTTTGACATTCATCCACGACAATAATACTATCTTCAAAGGTAATACCTCTGAGGAAAGATGTTGAGATAAAATCTACCATCTTTTTGTTTTTTAGGTAATCATATACATCATCTCTGGAAAAGAGATCTGCAAATATTTGTTGATATGGCAATTCAAAAGCTTTTATTTTTTCTTTTATATTTCCAGGAAGAAATCCCATATCACGGGAAGGAACAACACTTCTTATTATAATAAGATTTTTATATTGCTTAGACTCTAATACTTCTTTCATTGAAAGGTATAAGGATATATAAGTCTTACCTGTTCCAGAACTACCAATAAGAAGAAGATGTTTTCCTTTTTCATATGTTTCAAATGTTAATTTTTGATTCTCTGTAAGAGGTTCAATCTTGTTTAGGTTAAAATTTAGAGTTTGATTAGTTGTTTTGTTTCTAGTCTTTCTTTCTCTTTTAACCTTTCTTAATTCCATTTTTTCTATTATTTTTTCTTTTTCATCTAACATAAGAAATTGCTTCCTCTTAACAAGGACTTCATATAATTTTTTCACTTTTTTTATAATCAACAGGATTTAATTTTTTGGTTTCGATAAGAGAATTAATATAATTAATTATTTCTTCTTGAAATTCGGAATCATTCAAAAGATTATTAGTAATTGATGGTATATTATCTCTAAATTTCTTAGAAATTACTATATTCTTAATTAATTCTCTAGAGGATTCATCAAATTTTCTTTGTCTAAGTTTTTCTTGATATGTTTCAAAAGATACATCATTAAGTTTAATAATATCCTCTAATCTTTTTTTAGATAATTTTACATATTCAGAATCAATCTCTATACCAATATAATTACGTCCATATTTCTTTGCTTGAATACAAGTGGTTCCAGAACCACTAAATGGATCAAGAACAATATCTCCTATTTCTGACCAAGACATAATATGATCAGAAACTAAAAGTTCTGGAAATACTGCAGGATGTTTATGTGCATTTTTATCTTTAGTACCAAATCCTGATCCTACAGTGTATTTCCATATATTATTTCTTGGAGAATATTCAGCAACTGGTTTAATATCATTAGTTTCAATTAAAGCACCATTCGCCATTCTATTTGTATTTTTTCCCCAATTGGTATATCCAGCCCATTTATTTGGTTTATCACATAATAATCTTGCCTTTAAAGGTATACCTTTAGAAAACACCCACATAAATTCAAAAATTTGAGAATATCGTTTTCCTTTAACTGGAGAAGGATATGAAGAGGACATTTTTTCATATATCATCGTATCATGAAGTTTAAAGCCTGCTTCCATAAATGCTAATATATGTTCATATGAAGTCCCAGTTTCAGAACCATTTTTATAAGAATCAGATATTATCCATACTATTATTCCACCATTTCTCGTAACTCTGTAAAGCTCCTTACAAATAACTTTAATATTAAACAAAGAATTATAATTTCTTAAATTATCATATGGTGGTGAAGTAATTGTAAGATCAATAAACTCGTCATTAATATTACAAAGTTTAATCTCAGAATTTCCTTCAATTATTTCATTTATCATATTTTAAATTTTTCCCTGATATTAGATATTTTAACTAAATGACCACAAGCATCATTATTATCGCCACCATATACTTTTCCTATAGATAACGATAATATTTCATCAATAAATTCTTTAGGATTCATTTTTATTATAATAGTTTTATTTGTATCAATAAATGCGGTATGTATATATTGATGAACATTTTGTTCTAATGCTGCATAAATTCCAGACTTATTTTTTTTATAAGAGGTTTCAATAAAAATATTACCAGTTATATTTGATTTAAAATCACATTTTACTTCAATTGATATTTCTTTTCCATCAATTGTTACTACTACATCTCCGGCCATACCAGGCTTTTGTTTAATAAAAGATATTTCTTTTCCTGGATAACATTTTTTAGTTATCTTTTGTTCTATTTCTTTTGCATACTCATAGGTGTCACGTTTCTTCCACCTATGAGACCTTGTAATAAAAATTCTGGAATATAATCAATAATACAAACATTCATTTATATTTAATTACTCCTTATTATTATTTTTTATAAATTTGTAAACTTCTATTACGTTTTTTTTAATGTATTTTCATTAGTAGAATAATGTTTTTAGAACATTTAGTAAAAATGTATGTCCTAGAATGTATTGATTGTTGAACGAGAAATGCCACGAGAATGTTTCTTTTTCATTTCTTTTAAAATATCTCTGAAGCCTTCATCTGGTTTTCCTATTCCTCTGCCAGAATGTAAAGCAATAGGTGTGGGAACTTGAGTAACATTATAATTTTTAATGTATTCTTCTCGTTCTGACATTTTTAAAGAAATTTCAAATATTTCATTTAAGTCATGAGAATAAAATGTATATGTTGGCATGATTAATCCCTGGAATTTTCTTCATCATTATAAATCATATATTCATCAATATTTTTTGTTTTTAAAGCTCGTTTTGCTCTGCGCTCAGAACTTCTGT